CTGCAACTGTTGCCGAATCTGATGATATTGCCGAACCCGATGGTGCTGACATGGCTGGTGTTGGCATAGGTGATGAAGGTGCTGCGCCACCTGAACTCACTGCACCACCTGTGGCGCCTCCTGTTGACATGGAAGCACCGCCAACATCACCACCAGTAGCAGGTGCAGCAGGTGCGGGTGATGTACTTGTACCCTTTGCCATTTGTAGAATTTTGGTCGGCTCACCACCAACGGCAATAATTTTACGGCGTACTTCTTCTTCCGATACTGGTTTACCTGATGCTTGATCTGTGTATCCCGTTGATGAAGATGGGTCAACATTAATGCCAACTTTAGAACTTAGAAAGCCCTTTGCAGCATCTTGACTTTTCTCCGCATTGATTGGGCTATATGGGTCGGGTGTAGGTGACTTGCTTACTGTTTCAGCAAGTGCTTGTTGTGATGCTTTTTGCTTTTCTTCTTTTTCTTTTTGTTTTGGTTTATCTTCTAGTCTGTCTTTTGCTGCTTTGTCATAGAACACACCTTCACCAATATCAAGTTTTGCTTGCATTTCTTTAAGTGAAGTTGTTGCAGATGAAGTATAAGTTTCTGGCTTCGTACTACCTGTATCTTTCTTAAATGGATAATAAGCTGGAATTTTAAAATCTTCTAGTTTAACTCCTTTTTTCTGCAAAAATTCAGGAATTAAATCATTTGCTTTTGAGAGTGGTATAACGGCACCTGGAAACCCAACATTGTTTTTCATCCATGTTATGACTTTATCAAAAAGTTCGGTGATACCAAGTAACAGAGGCATCATCATTTTCAATGCACTGTCCATGCCTTCACGAAGTTCTTTTTCACCAAACAGCCCAAATGTGATGAATTTCAAAAATCCACCAAGCGCAGCAACGAGTGTATCTACAATGCTACCACTTTCTTTCCATACTTTGATGCCGTCAAGAATACCGTTGATTAGACCACCAATCAACATAGCGGGAACAAATATCTTGCTCAGTATGGCAAGTATTGAACCACCACTAAAAAGTGCTGCGAAGCCACTAACAATACCAGTAATCAAACCACCGATTAATTTTACTGGGTTCAACATACTCAGCAGGCCACCAATGCCACCCTCTTCTTTTGGTGCTGCTTCCTTACCACTTTTTTCTACTGCTGGTGTTGCTGCTTTACTTTTTGCTCTGGTTGCCTCTAATTCTGATTCACGCTGATCTTCAGATTTAAAAAACTTATCTGCTTTTGTTGCAGCCGTTTCACCTTTGATCTTTACAAGTTTGGCGATATTTTGACGAAGCACATTGACATCTCTTGCCATGCCTGGAAAGGCAAGAGATTGTTTAGCAATTAAATCAAGAAAAGGAAGCACATTAGAGCCAACCGTTGGCTCTTCTGTTTTTTGTTCAACACCTTCTTTTGTCGGTGATGTTTCTCTCTTCTTTTCTTTTCTACCAAAAATAGAAGATAAAAGACCTTTTTTAGTTTCTTCTTTCTTTTTTGCCATTTATCGTCTTGCCTGTTTTTGTGCGTTGATTCTTTCTTTTTCTTCTTCCAAATACTGCATCAAAAGACCCAAATAAATGGTTCTTTCCCAAGGTAACATTTCTTCAAGTTCAGTCAAACTATACTTGTGATGCTGCATTAAGGCAAAGTTTGTCTGATAATAATTACTCAGTGTGTCATAACGAAAGATTAGGCGAAAAAATTTTGTAGCCCTTTAATCTCAATTTCTTCTTCGTAACCGCATTTGCCGCATTTGAAGTGAACATCTTTCTTTAATTCTGGCATTGTGTCAAAGAATAGTTTAATCTTTTCTAAGTCTTTTTGTGACATTGAATCCACAAATTCTACCAGTTCTTCATGACTGGAATCTTTGGCATAATAAACTTGCTCATCATCGTAAAGATATTCGATACAGTCAATTAACACATTCACCAATATTTCATTCTCATTCATGCTTTCATATTTTTGAACCATTTCAAAAGTCGGATACTTTAGACAAATACCGATTCTTTCGTTAAGCATAAATTTATTTTCATGATTTGCGTGAACCGTTGGTTCGATCTCTAACAGATTCAGTTTGAAATCTACAGAGCCATTACAAGTAGCATCTTCACCTTTGTCGTTTTTTACAATGTTGTTGCATTTATATTTTAAGTCAACAACTTCTTCTACTGATCTTGCACGAAGATGCATAAACAAGTATTCGAGATCAAATGTCGGTAGCGAATCAATATCGATGTCATCTAATACACAGTTTTTAAGAACTCTGCGAATTGTTGAGATAACATCTTTGGCATCTTCTGATTCTGCTGCCATTAAAAATAGTTTTTGTTCTTTGACAAGAAATGGTCGAATGCGAACATCTTGTCCTGTTGAAATCAATTTAATAGTATAAATTGGTACATCAAGTTTTGGTAACATAATTTCCTCTCAATTAGAATGAAAAAATCCTTGAGGCTGCTGTGCCTCCAAGTGAAGTCAAAGTTTGACCAATATCATATTGACCTTCAAATATTGTACGGTATTTTTGATATGCAAAAGAAACAGATAGTCGGTGAAAGCCTTCTTCTGCCCAACTTAAAGCCTGTGGTGCAACACCAACTGGAAAAGCGTCAATGAGTTCGACTGCATAGATTTGTCGAACAAAGTCATCGTACTGAACGATTCTTATATTGGTGAGATATCTTGTTGCATCACTTTTTGGAAATCTTGGATTATTTGTATCTGATGGTATAATTGCTTCCATCCATCGTTCAAATAATTTTCTTTCATAGAATTCGTTTGTACACAGAAAAGTTAAGTTCGTGTCTGTGTACTGCATACGATATGGCACTTTGAAAGATGGACCATATATTCTTGCATCCGCCGTTTCAAGTGTTCTACCAGGTATCTCTGCTGACTCACACTGTAACGCCAAATATCTTGACATAGAAGGATTTGCAGATTTCATTCCTTGACTCTCGGAACCTAATGCCGAGTTAATGGCATCTGAGACATCACTGAAAATTGAGTTTGGAAAGTTTAACACTTTTTCCAAAAATGAATTACCAATTGCTTGGCCAATGTAAGCGGGTATTGGTATGATAACTTCATACCGACATGGTCGTGCAAGTCCGCCTTTGCCTTTGATATTTGACAGAAATAGATTAGGTGAAAACGACATTAAAATTTATCCTCTGAGTCTGACCAGACTTTGCTGGCGCTTGCTTTCGCAAATGATTCTACTGGTAACATGACGGCAATATCCCACTCATCTGCTGTTATTTCAAGAAAACGAGACTGCACATGACTAGACAAATATCGTTTGATACATGGTGTAGCCTCATAAATTTTAGATGCCCGCCTTAAAAAATCATAACTAATTCTAAATCGTGTACTCTCATCATATCGATGATCCGTTAAGATTGTGCTTAACTTGTCGAGAAGAATGATTCGTCGCTTTGGGTGAATGTAATGTAAATTCAACCCTAGAAAGCCGTCTGAGTATCGTTCTATTGGAATAACCAATGGGAACCTATCGTAATATGGCAACGAATCTTTCGTCTTTGGATCATAATAGTAAAAGTACATACGACCGATGATAGACTGATTTTTAAATCGCTCACGATCACGCATTAACTCACCTTTGGTGGGTCTGAGTGCTGGAACTTTGGATTTCAACCAGGTACGTGCTTCACGTGACCGTGGTGCATATCCTGATTTTGCAAGGGATTCCTTGATTCTATCAATAAGTCGTTTCGCCATCGTATATTTATCTGATACCTAAGTGTTTTTCAGTCAAAATCTGAAACTGCCAACCGTGGTCTTTACAGAACTCTTCGGCGGCGTGCCATTTGGCCTTATTGATTTCATAGGTGATTGCTTCTTGAAGATAGGTTTTGGTTTTGCGTTTCTGTGTGGGTGGTTGAGTCTGCTTCTCCGGTTTAACCTCTATGATATAAGTCATAACCGTACCGTCTGCTTTACGCATTTTGGCAATGAAGTCTGGAAAATAACGATGTTTTTTTCGGTCAACAGGACTGAGATAAGGTATAGGAAGTTCTTCCGAACCCCACCAAATGACGTTCGGATTCTCATCTAAATAATTCATCACCTTTATTTCCCAAGTAGACCTGTAGATGATGTTGTTTGCATCACCCTTGTACTTTTGCGGGTTTTTCGGTCTAAATCTTCCTTTATTTGACATAAATACTATCTAGTCAACGAATAGGAACTCTCATGGCATTTTTCGGTCTATCAGATATTACCATAGCAAAAGAAGATAATAGAAGCGGTCCCTTACGAGCCTTGTTTGAAAGTTCTTTGGGTACATCAAACACATTCCGTTACCCCATAGACATTGGTAATTATGATAAAGCCCACTACATGATCATCAATGTTTTTAAACAAAAAAACTCACAATTTCAGGGCGTTCAGCAGAACAATATCAATAGAATTGGTGCAATCTCACAAGCAACTCCTGGAATACAAAGCACATCTTTCGCATCAAAAATCAACGGAGCAATCGACAACGCTATAAACAGTCTTACAAGTGGCAAAACTTTATTTGGTAAAAATATTGCAACTAATTTCGGTGGTCCAATAAAACAAAGAGCAGCCGTTGATATTGACCAAAATTCTTATATCAATAGTGTACAGAGTATTGAAAACGAATCGCTAATCAAAACAACCGAACAAACAAATGAAACAATTGTTCTGTATATGCCAGATACCTTACAGTATACTTTTGCACAATCATATTCTGAAGCAGCATTAGGTGATGAGTTGGGTGGCAAAATAGCAGTAGCAGGTAAATCTGTTTTAGAAGACTTAAAGAATGGTTTAGATCCAAAAGCCGCTGCTGAAAAAGGACTCAAAGGTCCTGCTGCTACTGCTGCAATTCAAAAAGGAATTGAAGCCACGGGTGCCGTGATTGGACAAAACTCAGCAAAGTCGGCTGCATTTCTAGCACTCGGTGGTGTAAACAATCCGATGCTCGAACTTCTTTATGCTTCACCATCTTTTAGGCAATTTACTTTTGAGTTTATGTTTTATCCACGTGATGAAAGAGAAGCATTAGAAGTTCAAAATATACTAGAGCGTTTAAGATTTCATCAAGCACCAGAATTAGATGGTGGCTCCGCTGGTCTTCTTTTAATTCCACCATCAGAATTTGAATTATCTTTTTATTACGGTGGTCGTCCAAACCCAAACTTACCTGGAATAGGTCGCTGTGTTCTTACAAACATTTCAGTCAACTATGCACCAAACGGTTGGTCAGCATACGAAATGTTTGGCGAAAATGATCCACGCTTAGGTCGAACAGGTATGCCAACCGCTATTCAACTAACGCTTGAGTTTAAAGAGACCGTTATTCTTACGAAAAAAAGTATGGTGCGTGGTGATGGTGGTTACAAATCAACGCAATCTGTTGGTGGAAAAATACAAGACGTTTATAACACACTAAAAAAATAAGTTATGGCAAAGTATTTTAATTTTTTTCCAAAAACTTTATATTCTTTATCGAATAAGTCAACTAGTGCCGATTTTATTACGAATATTATCGCACGATTTGGTTTTGAAAAAGAATTAAAAGAAAACTCAAACATTTACTACCCCTATGATATTCAAGATGGTGATACACCAGAGACAATCGCAAACAAATATTATGGGTCACCCGAAAGACATTGGGTAGTTTTATTATTTAATGACATTATTGACCCACAATATGATTGGCCGCTTGACCAAAGAACGATTATTAAATATATTAACGACAAATACGCAGCGAATGGTTCTGCTAATGTTACACCACAAACGGGTCTTGCTTGGTCACAGTCTAATACAAAGTCCTACTACAAAGTGGTAACAAGAGTTACCAATAATGCCACAAAGAATACAATCAAAGAAAAAATAGAACTTGATGCAAACACATATGCAAATGTTGTTATATCAAACTCTACAAAAACACTTCAAAGCGGTACAGTTATAGTAGAAACAGTAAGCAAAGAAACAGAAACTTATTATGATTATGAAGTAAACTTAAATGAATCAAAAAGAAGAATACGATTATTAAGATCAGAAATTGTTTCACAGTCAGGTTTACTTGATGAATTTAAACGAGTGATTAATTCTAAAGAATAAAAATGTCAACAGTTAATCTGCCAGAAACACCGTCGAAGTTTAGTATTAATGAGCTTGCCATTGTAACTAAAACTGGCAAACTAGACATATCTAAACTATTTCAAGAATTAAATATATTCGATTCTTTATTATCTCCTGTAATGACAGGTGCGGTTGTTATTGTTGATTCGATTGGCTTATCCTCGAAACTTTTGTTTGATGGTTCGGAAGTTCTTCTTGTAAACATTGGTAAAGATACTGACTCCGAAACTTTTCGTTTGCAGAAGGCATTTAGAATATACCGTCAGACGAATCGTGCTACATTACAGCAAAACTCAGAAACATATACACTAGAGTTTGTTTCTGATGAATTTATTTTTTCTGAACAACAAAAAATAAATCAGTCTTATAAAACCACATACAGTGATGTCGTTAAGAAAATATTAAACGGTTATTTGAAAGTGCCTGAACAGAAATTAAGAGGCGTTTTTCAAGATACAACCGGCATTCGTGATTTGGTAATACCCAATCTTAAACCTCTTGACGCATTAGAATGGTGCGCTAAACGGGCTGTTGATCAGAAAAAATCACCTAATTATGTTTTCTTTGAAAATAATTTAGGATTCAATTTTGTTTCATTGTCGTATTTGCTTTCTTCCGACTATCTGTTCAAGATTAAGTTTCCGGCAAAAAACTTAGAAGAAACAAAACCAAATCAAGATTTGTTGAGTCCTAGACATTTTGAAGTTGTGAATCAATCTGATAAGATCAAAACCACTAGAGAAGGTGTCGCCGCTGGTACATTTATCGGTTTTGACCCAATTACGAGATCGATACAAAACAAACGCATAGGATTTGAAGATCACTACAATGCCATGGACCACGGTAATGATACTGCTAACTTTTCTCAGTCAAGAAATCGTGGCGGTGAAAAAGCAACAGAGGCCTACGATTCTAAAAAGGTGTTGAGTATTTTTGGTGCCAACATAAAGAATAGTGCTTATGTTAAAAAATACGATCCAACTTCAATCTCAAAAGTTGAGACACCAGAAGATTTTATTTTTGCTCGAAAGGCAATCTTTGCCAACTTGATGAACAAAAGAATTAAACTTGTTATGCCTGGTAATTTTCAATTAACTTCAGGTTTTAATTTGAATGTTCGTGTGCCAGATTTTTCAAAGAAAGAAACCGGCTCAGAAAACGAGGATCGTTCGTTGAGTGGAAAATATTTAATCATTGCATCAAGACATGTTATTAAATATGATATGCATGAAACCGTTTTAGAACTTGCAACTACATCAAATGAAACAGACTTCGTACCACAAGGTGTACCAGAGCAAAACAAGGCGATAGAAACTTATGGAAGCTACTGAAAATAAAGATTTTGCTGGTAAAAATGGCTTTATTTGGTGGGTCGGCGTTGTTGAAAAAATCAGTGACCCATTAAAACTTGGTCGTTGCAAAGTTCGTTGTGTTGGTTGGCATACAGATAATAAATCGTTGTTGCCAACCGATAACTTACCTTGGGCACAGTCTTCTCTTCCGGTAAACGCAAGAGACACATATCCACCACGTGAAGGTGATATGGTGTTTGGTTTTTTCTTTGATGGTGAGAATGCACAACAACCTGTAATCTTGGGCGTTTTACCCGGCATACCTCTTGTAGCGGCTAATCGACAAAACGGATTCAATGATGCTAGAAGTTCTTCTGAATTACAAAGTTCACCACGAACACCAGCATCAAAAACATATAGCACTGACGGTTCGGGTATTAAGATTACAGAAAAGTCTGCTGCTGAATCTTATCCAAGAATATTGGATGAACCAACAACATCTCGTTTGGCTCGTAACGATGAGAACATGTCAAGAACGTTTATACAAGAACGAAAAGATAATGTAGTAAAATCTGTGCCAACTGCTACTAGCACTTGGACAGAACCAACAACGCAATATGCTGCAAAGTATCCATACAATAATGTAACTGAGACTGAATCTGGTCACATCATGGAATTTGATGATACTGTTGGTAAAGAACGAATTCAACTTGCACATCGTAATGGTTCATTTCAAGAGTGGTTTCCTAACGGTGATAAAGTAGAAAAGATTACAAAAGATAATTATGAAATCGTGATGGGTAATGATCGTGTTTATATCATGGGTAAATGTTTTGTTACGGTACAAGGTGACGCCGAAGTTTATGTAAAAGAAAATGCAACAATTAAAGTGGATAAAAATGTGACGGCAACTATTGGCCAAAATTTGTCGGCAACAGTAAATAAAAATGCCACTTTAAAAGTAAGTGGAAATTTTCAAGCAGATATTGGAGGTACTTGTAAAATAACATCAGGTGGTAATATGACATTCAAGGCACCTAGAATTGATCTGAACTAACATGGCACACGAATTTGTAATCCTTGTAAATGGTGAACTGAAAACATATACAAGATATGAAGATATACCAGAAAAATTTGACAATGTAATTAAGTTTTTGCCCGAAATACCTGATGCACCACACACTCATGAACAGCATGAGGAGATGGATGCTTGGAATGATAGATTAAAAGAATTGATGAGAAGAGAAACGAATGCTAACCAGTAATATTAGCATTACAATTTCTCCTGCTGGAGCTGCAAATTCTGAGATACTTCAAACAACTAGAGGAATAAGAAGTGTAAATGCAGTAATAACTGCTAATGCAAATGTAGGAGAAATTTTACAATCTGTAACAGCAACAATAGACACTTCTGAACCAGGAGTCAGAATCACTCCAGCAACGAATTCGGTTTCGATTGTTGGAACCTATGTTGACCCGTTTGAAGATTTTTTTACTTACATAGAAAGAGGTAGCAGCAATTTGATTGAAACACCTAAAGTTGCGAAGGGTGCATCAAGTCTGCCACCTAATAAAGATTTTTACGAATTAGATCAGGATCGAAGATTACTGTCTACAAGAACTTACACGGTTACTGTTTCTACAAGTTTAGCCACAAATAATTTTACAGTTACACATAATATCATAAACGATTTAGACAGCATTACTACCTTTGTTGGTTCATACTACAATAATTAGGAGAAACTATGCCTGCTGCAACAAGAATTGGAGATGCTGACGTTGCCCACTGTTCCGGAATGGTGAGGGCGGCTGGTTCAGGAAATGTTTTTGTGAATGGAAGGCCATGGTCCAGACAAGGTGATGTGAACACCGTACATCTATTGCCGGGTTCACCATGTCCACCACACGCCGCTGCCATATCTTCAGGTTCTTCAACCGTAAAAGTCAATGGCAGAGGTGCTGGCCGTGTTGGAGATGCAATATCCGGCTGCACTTCCGTGGCTGCCGGATCAGGTAATGTTTTTGCAGGTTGAATAAATAAAAGATGTCAACTACAATCACATCTAACGAACCAAAAATTCAGGTCGAAAGGTCTTATAAAGACTTGGATTTAAACTTTACAGTACATCCTGTCAAAAAGGATATAAGTCGTCATCTAAATGAAAAGGCGATTATTAACTCTGTAAAGAACTTAGTTTCAACCAATTTTTATGAAAGACCCTTCCAACCGGAATTAGGTTCAGCAATTCGTGCTTTGCTATTTGAACCGGTCGATTCTGTTTTTGGTGCTTCAATAGAAAGACGGTTATTTGATGTTATTAATAACTATGAACCTAGAGTTTCAGTCGAATCGATTGTAGCGATTCCTGCTCCAGATGAAAATGGTTATAGAGTTTCAATGACTTTTTATATTGTTAATTTGCCTAATCCAATTACAATTAATTTCTTTTTAGAGCGTATAAGATAAAATGGCTGAACCACTACAAGTTACTGAACTTGATTTCGATCAAATTAAACAGAATCTAAAGACTTATTTAAAAGGTCAGTCTGAGTTTACTGACTATGATTTTGAGGGTTCTGGTTTAAGTGTTTTATTAGATATCTTAGCGTATAATACGCACTACAATGCTTATTATTTGAACATGGTTGCTAACGAAGCATTCATGGATACCGCTTTACTGCGTGACTCGGTTATCTCACATGCTAAAGTTTTAGGTTATGTCCCATATTCAAGAAAAGCCCCACGAGCAACAATTAATTTTACTGTTAATACAAGCACTAACGTTGAAAGCACACTGACAATACCAAAAGGTTTTTCCTTTTTATCTAATGAAATTGATGGTGTCAGTTATAATTTTGTAACTTTGGAAGAAACCAAAGTAAACAAATCAAATACAGATTTTACATTTTTAAATTTGCCGTTATATGAAGGTCAGCTAGTAACATATAATTATACTTACGATCAAACAACAAATCCAAAACAAATATTTTCTCTGCCAGATACAAACATTGATACGACTACTTTGTTTGTCTCCGTTCGCAATTCTATTTCAAACACGGATTCAGAAGTCTATACATTAGTTTCTGATGCCTCAAACGCCACAACAACATCTTCGGTTTATTATTTACAAGAAAATAGAGGTGAGAAATACGCCATCTATTTTGGTGACAATGTTATTGGTAAAAAATTACCAAATGGTGCAGTGGTCAGCATCACTTATTTGATTACAAATGGTACCGCCGCAAACAAGGCAAATAATTTTGTTGCCACCGGCTTTCTTGCAGACTCTTTAGGCAATTCACAAACCGATTTCATAATTGACCCAGTAAGTGAAGCCGCCGGGGGTTCTGAAAGAGAGTCTGTAGATAATATTAAGTTTGCTGCACCTTTACAGTTTACAACACAAAATCGTTTAGTGACATTTCCTGATTATGAGGCTTTCATACAAAAAAATTATCCGGCAGTTGACTCCGTTTCTGTGTGGGGTGGAGAAGATGAATCGCCACCTAAATTCGGTATTGTTTATATTTCTCTTAAAACTAGAGAAAATTATTTTCTATCAGACACAGAAAAACAAAGAATTGTTGATGAAATTATTAAACCAAAGGCAATTGTGGCCATTCAAACTGTGATTCGTGATCCTGAATTTTTATATTTACTTGTTTCACCAACAGTCACATATGATGCTAGAAAAACTTCATTAACAGAACAGCAATTAAAAACTGCCATAAGAAATGCCATTTTAGCGTATAAGACAAATAACTTAGATAAGTTTGATTCACAATTTATACTTTCGAAGGTTCAAGATAATATTGATTCGGTAGATACGAATTCTATCATAGGTTCAACAGTGATAGTTCGTTTACAGAAAAGATTCATGCCAACTTTAAATGCATCTACGCCATATACCATTAATTTCAATTCACCATTGCGTAGAGGTACAATTGGTAACAAACTAACTTCAACAATTTTTACGGTTGCAGATTCTAGCGGTGTTGATCGTGAAGTTCAATTTGATGAAATTCCACAATCTTTTTCTGGGATTACATCAATTCAAGTAACGAACCCTGGTTCTGGTTATATCACACAACCAAGAATAACAATTGAAGGTGATGGTGCTGGCGCAAATGCTTCAGCAACAATCGTTAATGGTAAAATTCAAAGCATCGAAGTGATAAATCGTGGAATTGATTATACTCGTGCTATTGTTACCATTACTGGTGGTGGAGGCTCTGGTGCGACCGCTTCAACAGTCATTGATGGAAGAATTGGTACAATTCGTACAGTTTATTATGATTCTTTTTCTCAAAGACAGGTGGTTGATGAGAATGCTGGAGAAATAGATTATGATGCCGGTGTTATTAAAATTTCAAACATCAATATAAAAGGAACACAGTCTGTTGATGGTGATATTCGTATTTCAATTGAGTCGGAAAAAGGCATTATAAGTACACAAAAAAATACAATAATCACAATAGACCAAGATGATCCAACATCAATTAGTACAACGTTAGAAACTGTATAATGACAGTAGATTTAAAAACATCGCTACTTGTAAATCGTCAAGTACCAGAATTTATCCGTGATGAATATCCAAAGTTCATCACCTTTTTGGAAGCATATTATGAGTTTTTAGAAACTCAGGCCAACACTGCAATTACTTCCAATAATCTGGTTACAACAGCAAAAACATTAAGAAACATCAGAGATGTTGATGATTCTTTGGAAAGATTCGAAAAGAATTTTTATAATACGTATGGTGCATTAATACCATTAAACGTACAAGCAAACAAAGCACTGCTATTCAAACACCTTCTGCCTTTGTATCGTTCAAAAGGTTCTGAGAGTTCATTCAAACTTTTGTTTCAACTTGTTTTTGGTGAAGATATTGATGTCATTTTACCAAAAAACAATGTTCTTCGTCCGTCTGCCAGTAATTGGCAAGTAGATAATAAATTAAGAATCAATCCAGACATTTCAAGTCGTTATGTTGGTAATGGAACAAATAAAACTTTTTATTTGGCACAAATATCAGGTGTGAATGATGTAAGTGTTTTTGTAAACAATGTTCTCAAAACACCTGATATTGATTACTTTATCAACACTCAATATCGACAATTAAATTTTGTAAATGCACCCTCTAATGGTGCGGAAATATTAGTCGTATATGAAAATTTTGACATAACATTATTAAACAACAGAAAAGTTACAGGTATAACTTCACGTGCGTCAGCAATCATTGAGACAGCAAGCAGAAGAATTATCTCCGATACTTTGAATTTAGGTTTACCAATTGAACTTTTAATTAATTTAAAATCTTTAAATGGCGACTTTTTGAATGGTGAAATTGTTACCATACCAATTAATGATGAAACGAATGATATATCGATTGACATCCGTGCATCGACTTTTTCTATCGTAAGAGGTTTTAACTTAGTCAATGCAGGTAACAATTATAGCGTAGGCGATTCGGTTTTTGTATTTGGCGGCAATGCATCAGTCAATGCTTTTGGTACAGTCGAAAGAGTCATCACTGGTGAAATCGATACTATCAATGTTGTTCATGGTGGTGCAGTATTTACAAATGCATCACCAATTTCTGTTTATGGTAACAGTTCATTCACAACAATGACTGTTGTTGTTGATAACATTGACACTTCAGGTGCCAACGCCGCAAACTCATTTAAAGTTTCACCTGATGTAGTTTCAAATTTAAATGTCCAATCAGCAATAACTAACGCAAATTTTGGTTCTGCTTTTTCAAAGGCATTTATTAATGTTGCCAATTCAATTAATAGTGCATTAAACTACGTTACACTTAGTGTTGGTCCAATTAGTAATGTTAAAATTCTTTCTTCTACAGTGCCATTAACTGAAAAGAATTCTACATTTTTAGATGCTGCCGGCGCACAGTATGGTACTTCTGATAAGTTACGATACTCAAAAAGTTTAAAGTCAATTGGTCGCTATCGAATTATTGACGGCGGTTTAAATTATCAAATTGGTGATGAAGTTGTTTTTGGACCTAATCCTCTCGGCACCTATGGACAAATGGCGGCCGCAGTTGTTGGTAAAATTTCCGTTGGTGGTGCAATTCAAAGAATTGACTCCGCCAACACTCGTATTCGTGGTGTTGGTGCTGTTGCTGCTGCATGTAATGAAATTACTGGAACTGAAACCTTTTTTACAGAAGACTTAAATGTTGGCGATCAAGTTGATATTAACAACGAATCGAGAATAGTAACAAGTATTACCAACGACAATAGCGTTACAGTATCATCAGTCTTCACATATACGGCATCAAACAAAAAAATTGGTGTTTATAATCGTTGGCCATTAGGTGGTTATGGGTATACACAAGGTAATTTTCCAACAATTTCAGTTAGTTCAAATACTGGTTCTGGTGCCAATGTTCGAATTGATTCGCTGGTAGGTGATGGTGAGATATTAGTTCCAACAGGTTTTACCGCTAACGGACAAATCGTTTCGATTAAAGTTATCAATCCTGGTTCTGGTTACGAATATAACCCAACTGTGAGTATTGTCGGTGGTGATGGCACAGCCACAGCCACAGCAGAAATTGAACGCTCTTACGCTTCTGCACCAGGCCGCTGGACAACTTCAGACTCCATCATTTCTTCTTTTGAAAGAAAAATTCAAGGTGAAGATTACTATGTTGATTATTCATATGTAATATCTTCTCAGACAGAATTCAGCAAGTATAAAACAATGCTGAAGCAGTTGTTGCATCCTGTCGGCATGGTTAACTATGCTCTGTTTAATAAAGAAAATATTGTTGAACTTACTGATGTAGCGGTTGAAAGTTTCACAGCGAACACGATTGCTGGTACGGTTAATGTCGGCAACGGCAGAATTGTAGTTACTGGTAATAGCACCAAATACAATATTGCAAACACAAAAGGTATCTTGTCTTTAGGTTCTTTGATTGCTGTGAATGGTGAGATTAGAAAAATCAACACAATTGTTAGCAACACATCTTTGATTACAACATCAAACATTTCAAATCTACAGATTGCAAATGCTGGCTCCGGTTATTCAAATGGTTATTTAACTTTTTCAAATGGTGGTGGCCAAATCACAAGTCTTACGGTTGCTGCAAATGGTTCGGGATATGAAAATGGTTTTGTTACATTCTCTGGTACAGATGAAGCAATTCCTGCTGTAGCCAATGTTGAAGTTTATGCATCAAACGGAGCGATTCGTACACTCACACTAGTGTCGGGTGGTTTATATGCAAACATGCCAATTGCGATACCTGATAGTAACCCACATCGTGTTTTTGGTGCTAATAGCATTGCTATAACAGTTCGTGGTGAAGGTTATTCAAACGGATGGTTAGTATTCTCTGGTGGCTCACCTTTAAGAGAAGCAAATGTAAGATTAATTGTTCATCCAAACACTGTTGTTAATACCGTTGAAATAATTGATTCTGGACTGTATCAGTCTACACCAACTGCTAGACCGAACACAAATGCAAATTCTGTAATCTCTTCGATTACTGTAAATAGCACAGGTAATGGTCATTCAAATGGCGTTCTTACAATTTCTGGTGGCACACCAAGTCGTGCAGCACTAATTCGTGTTGAAACATTCCCACCATTATCTGCACAAGTAAGTTCTATTTCTGTAAACGCTTTTGCGTATGGAGTTAATAGTTTCATCAAATTTGTTGGAGGTGGAGAGGACAACACGCCAGCAAATGCTAGAATATATGTGACTACAGAAGGTCTTGTACAGAATGTTACTCTGTTCAACAGAGGTTTATACAAAGGAACACCAACAGCAGTGGCTAATGTTGGTAATGCTTCATTTGCGATAGTGATGAATTCTCTTGATGGTCAAGTTCGTAAGATTACAATTGTTGACCCTGGTCTATATGCTAATGGGTCCACACCTACGGCCGTTTTGAATAATTCGCCAAATTCTGTGGTATCGATTACATCAAATACCGCAGGGAATACTTACGCTGGTGTGGCACTTGCAAATGGTAGATTTATATTTACTGGTGGTGTTGCTTTAAGGGATGCTGTGGCAACTTACAGCGTGTTCCCGTCAAATGGTGTAATCAACATGAGTTCCATTTTGGTTGTGGATGCGGGCTTGTATCGAATTCCACCTTCAAATGTTACGCCGAATATTACGCCAGTTTCTATCACAGAGGTTTTACCTTTGATCGGGGGCTCTGGTTATGTAAACGGTAATGTTGTATTCTCGACTACACAAGGTACAGCAAATATTACAGCAAATTGTACCGTATTTACAAATGGTGCCTTTGGCGCAATTCAAAGAACAGTTATTCAACACACTGGACTGTATGCGAATGGACAAGATATTATTATCGTTGGAATATTAGACCCAGCGACCGGTACTCTACAAACTCCAACAACTCAAGCAAGTTTTAGTGTTGGTTATAACTCAAACACAAGAAATGTCGCAAATCTTGTTGTAACAACTTCCGCAAACACAAACCAGACCGCCGCATTTACAATTACTGCGAACAGTAACTCATACACAAGTGCAGTGTTTACGCTTACTCCCGCTGCGAATGCACAGACAAATGCCGTGATTACCGTAGGATTTACTGGTAGAAACACCTCGGCTAATGCCCTTGTTGAAGTCTATCCAAGCAATGGCGCCCTTCGTAAAGTCACACTAAATAGCAATAGTGTTTTGCAAGGTGTTGGAGAATACTATTATACGCCGGATGTAAAACCAAATAGTGCTGGCTCCGGTGCGGTCATTACATTTAATCCTGTGTCTTGGTATCAGACAGCCAACGCACAAACAGCAATCATATTCAAGCAATAAATATAATTTATGACTTCAGTTACATCTAAAAAAATACCATATATTTCTGCGGTTCAGTTCAAAGAATCCTTTTTTGAACCTGCGCCGGAAATTGGTTACGTTTTTGTTGGTAATCATTTGCCATATGCAAATGAGAGCAGCCCAAATCCCATTGTAGATTCCGTAAACGATGAGAAACTTGCATGGGAAAATATGATCGCTGCTAAGAAGATTACTGGTAATGACGTTGAACTTGTCATACCTAAGTTATCATGGACAGCAAATACAAAGTATAAACAATATGATGATTTGATCGACTTGGATGATTTGCTCACAGGAAATAACTCTTTAAATGTCAAGCCGATGTATGTTTTTACATCTCAGCGTAATGTTTATAAATGTTTATCAAATAACTCATCTGCAAATTCTACTGTAGAACCTACTGGTGACTATACATCTTCTAATGGTAACATCGCAACTTCTGATGGTTATATTTGGAAATATATGTTTAATGTTAAGCCATCAAACAAGTTTTTGGCCAGCGATTGGATTCCAGCACCAACAAGCACAAGTCAATTAGACTACAACATAAACCCGATTGGTGTTGTGAATGGTGAACTCACAACAATCGTTGTTGAAAATACTGGTTCTGGTTTTTATGAAAATAATGTAGCAGTTATACCTATTTTTTCAACCGGTTGCACAAGATTGACTTTGGCCAACACAACAAACGTTGCTGCCAACATGACTGTTTCTGGCACTGGTATAGCACCCGGTACATTCATTTCCAGAATAGATGTACCTAATAATAACATATTTTTATCCACTGCGACAACTGCTGCTGGTGGTGGAAATACAACCGCAAATCAAATTGCACTAACAACACGAATCTTTATTGATGGTGATGGGACTGGCGCTGTGGCTGCCGCATCAATTAATGCGAACGGATTTTTAACTAAAGTGACAGTAACTACGATTGGAATTAATTATTCCAGAGCCAACGCTTTTGTTTATGGCACAGGCTCAAATGCATCCGTTCGTGTAATTCGTGATATGAAATATGGACATGCTTATAATCCAGCAAGAGAATTAGGTGCAAATAGTGTAATGGTGGTTTCAAGAATTGGTGAAATCGATTCAACTGAAAATGGTAAGATACCAGCAAATACAACTTTTAGACAATATGGTATCTTTGTAAACCCTCATAAATATGGTGAAAACACCGTTGTATCGGCAGTAAATGCTAGTCCGGTTGTTTCACAAGCAACTGTTTTGACGCTAACTTCTGGTTCAAATTATGCAATTGGTGAATTTGCGTATCAAGGTTTACCAAATGACACCACAGCAGCAAATACGGTCGCACATGGATTTGTTATCGACCAATCGTCTGTTCAAGTTAGGCTCACAAACGTTCGAGGAACATTTAGAACAGGCGTGCCACTAAGAGGAGCAAATTCTGGTGTTGCTGATCGTTTGGTTGTGACGACACAGAATCCAGAATTTGAACCATACTCTGGTGATATTTTGTACACAGAGAATACTACAAAGATTACAAGAAGTGAAGGTCAGGCTGAGAATATCAAACTTATTGTTAGATTTTAAAGGTTAATAAATGCCACTTAATACAAATTTCAATCAAGACCCATATTACGACGATTTCGACGACGATAAGAACTTTTATCGTGTGTTGTTTAAGCCAGGTAATGCGGTTCAAGCCCGTGAGTTGACGCAATTACAAACCACACTACAAGATCAAATCAAAAAATTTGGTGATCATATTTTCAGAACCGGTTCTGTCGTAACTGGTGGTCAGATTACAATTCAAAATACCGCATATATTAATATTTCTTCGACATATTCTGACCAAGACATTTCTCATATCAATTTTGATAAACAAACAATTATCAATTCGGCCAATACCAAACGAGCCTATGTTTTAAAGTCTTACGGTGCAGACGCAACAAATGGTGAACCAATTACATTTGTAATTAATCAATTATATGGTGCGCCGTTTACTGAAAATGAAACTGTTTATACTCAAAATACCGATCCTGCTGCAATTACCTATTATGCAAACACAACAGCGACGAATGCAACAGGCAACAACCAAACTTTTTCTGTAAATGAAGGTGTTTTTTATTATGATGGCTTCTTCGTTAAAACTCAGCCACAATCTGTAGCAATTTCGAAATACACTTCTTCTGGCAACGCCCTTGTTGGATTTACCGTCAGTGAAGATTTAATTGATTATACTGAAGACACTACTCTTCTTGATCCTGCACAAGGCTCATCTAATTTCCAAGCACCCGGAGCAGATCGTTATAAAATTGTAATGACATTAGAAACTCGTCCTATTGATAGTACGGATTTAAAAGAGTTTATTGAAGTTGCAGAAATGAGAGAGGGTGGTCTTCAAAAAGTTATTCAAACTCCAATTTATGGTGTGATTGGTGATGAACTTGCTCGTCGTACATTTGATGAATCTGGCGACTATGTGATTAAAAACTTCGATATTTTCTTGTCTGACAGTGAAGCTAACTCAGCGTTTGCCAATGTGACATTAGGTTCAGGTAAAGCCTATATTAAAGGTTATGAGTATCAAACCATTGCTCCAACTGTCTTAACAATTCCAAAACCAAGAACAGTAAATGAAGTGCAAAATCAGAGAATTACTTCTGATTATGGTTACTTCGTTTACGCCAATAGTTTATTTGGTAATTTTGCAACAAATCAATATGATAATGTAGCAGTTTTATCTATCGATACAGGTTCAATTCCAAATACTGCAATAGGAGTTGTAAATACGGCTATTTTTGCCAATTCGACCATTGGTAATGTTAAAATTAAAATGAGTAAGTTTTATGCGGCTTCGGGAAATACTCAAGACGCTAATAACTATATCTACAAACTTTTCATAACAGACTCAAATTCAAAATCTATTGGTGTTGAAGCGAATGGTGGACAAGGTTGGAATATTGATTCGGTAGGAACTCAAACAACTGTTGTTCTTCCTGGTAATTTTTCAGCAAACAATGATGCCTATAAGGGCATGAAATTTAGAACTACTGTTATTGCTGGATTAACTTCTGGTTCAGGTATTGATCCTTTTAATTTAAAACAACGCACAATTACGGCGTATGTTGGCTCAACAAGAACTGCTACGATTGATCCTCCATTCACTTCGGCACCACAAACAAACTGGAGATTTGTTATTGATAGTGGTTTCGGAAATGCAGAATCATTAGTTAGATTGAATGCAGCAGGTTATGTAATTGCATCAGCAAATATAAGTCCGTTGTCTAAGAATATGTCGATTGGTGCACCGCCTGCTTTATTGTCCGATTTGCAAGATCAATTTCAACCTACTGCAATTCAAGAAGCGAAAGGTGAACCTCTTCTTATAAGAATAGGTTTTCCTAATGTTGCAGACAACACAATTAAAGATTTTTCTTATTCTTATAGTAAACTTTATCAAGATGTTGTATTTACTGATACAGTTTCACAAACACTATCTTTTGGAACCGGCGAATCTTTACAAGTAGCCACGACTGAAGATTCTAAGAGACAATATTATAGAGTAGTCATAAAGAACCCAAGTTCCGCTCCATACTACAGAGGTCAAACTGTTCCATCACAAGCTATTACAATAGGAACTGATTCAAGAACGATCACTGTTACTGGTGCTGTTACGGGAATGACCGCAAACATTTATGCTACAATTAACGCATCAAACCCAACTTCAAAAACTAAAAGATTTATTAAAGCAAATACAATCTTAGTTGACCCAGCTGGTTCTGGTGTAAGAGTTAATAGCATCTTCACATCCGGAAATGACAATGTATATGTTGCCGCAGATGATGGTCAAACCATTATTCGTGACACAATTTTGGAAAAAAGAACCGGAAAACCACAGTCGCTATATGTTGCTGATGTTCATTCAATTAATGCCATTTTTGATTTTAATGGAACATGGCCAATTACAACCGCAAACTATAATAGCACGATTGCCAACCCTTCGGCAAATGTAACAGATCGCTATTTGTTTGACACTGGACAAAGAGACTCATACTATGACTGGTCTTCTATTTCATTGAAGGCGGGCCAAAATCCACCTAGAGGTCCATTGCTTGTAAGATACAATAGATTTAAATCAACTGGTGCTGGATTTTTTAATGTTGATTCATACATTCGTTTAGGTCAAGAATCTGATGGTGGATCCGGTGTTGATTATGGTAACATACCAATACATATTACGCAAGATAGTAAAGTTTTAAAATTATCAGACTATTTGGATTTTAGACCTGTTCGTAAAGATGCTGTTGGTTCATTCACAGCAAACAATTTTGTTTTAGATGCAGATGAAGCAAATCTAGGAACTAAAATTTCTGAACCTGATTTAGATATTATAACAGACTATTCTTATTATCTACCTAGAATTGACAGAGTTATTTTAACAAAGAATCGTGAGTTTAAGATTTTAGAAGGTATTCCTTCTACAAATCCTATTGTTCCTGCTCAACCAGATGATGCGATGACTTTGTACATTTTAACGCATCCGTCTTATTTGAATTTCGCCTCTTCTACACAGATTCAAATCTTCAATAATCGTAGATATACGATGAAAGACATTGCGAATCTTGATAAGCGTATTCAGAATCTTGAGCTATACACTTCTCTATCATTGGCTGAATTGGCAACAATTAATAAAAATGACCGCACTGTAAGAGATAGTATTGGTTTAAGCCGTCCAAAAAATGGTATTTTTGTAGATTCATTTACCGATAAACGAGCCGCCGATATTACTGCCTCAGACTTTGATGCTGCAATTGATATTATGAGTCGTGAATGTCGTGGTTCTTATAACATCGCATCAACGGGAGTGTTTTCAAATAACTCAACTTCAAACTTTAATGTTGAAATTAATGGACCTTTGTTGCTGCTTGCTTCTTCAAATACAACTTTTGTGTCGCAAAATAAGGCGTCTAAGTCATTAAACATTAATCCATTTAACGTTGTTAATTATTTGGGTTCAATTAAACTTGATCCACCTTCTGATGTTTGGAAATCTGATAATCGTTTGGAGGCTCAAAACATTGACTTAACTGGTGGTGATGCTGCCCGTGATGCTTGGAATTCAATTCAAAGCACAACTTGGGGTGCATGGAATACACAATGGACAACTTCTTCTGAACTTTTAAGCAGCACTTCATCCACTGAAACTACAAATTATAGAATGAATGGGATGACAATGGACCAAGTTACCAGACAATTTGGCCAAGGAGTTACAGACCTTTTCATGCAACAGTTTAATAATGGTGGTATGGCTACTAACCGTGGTCGTGTGATGACTGCTGACCAGATCACTACAACTACAGAAAGATTCCGTGACACGCAAAATTTGAATGCGGCAAGAACTGGTATTCTTGCACAGATTGTTCCACAACAATTAACACAAACTTTAGGTGACCGTGTTCTTGATCTTTCGGTTGTTCATTACATGAGAGAAAAGAATGTTTTGGTTGTAGCTGAAAGATTTAAGCCATTTACTACACTTTATGCATTCTTTGATAACACCAAAGTTGTCAATTACATGGCAAAAGTAAATCGTGTTCAGTTTCAAACAAGTCCTTTAGAGTTTCAAACAACTTTATCGGATGCAGAAACCGTTACGATTTATCGTGCATCTTCTGCCGATTCATTATTACCAACAGATACAGTAATTGGAACTGGTGGTGTTGTTCTCACATCGAATAAAGATGCATACATTGTAAACTTTATACCAGAACCATCGTTTGGTTCTTGGTCTAACATAACAGGTGGCATTTGGGTAGAAGGTAATGTGACTGGAAAGGCCTATTATTCAACAAAGTGGTATCATAGCACAGGCCTTGCACTGGGTGGAACTTCAACTACAATTACTTTAAATTTCCATGCTGGCGGCGCACAAGATACAGCAGATTATGTCGGTCAGAAAATTTTCATTCTAAAAGGAACTGGCGCTGGTCAGGAGGGTACAATTACTGGATACGATTCATCAACAAGAATTGCAACCGTAAGTGGTTTTACAGTGGCACCAAGCACAGATTCATTATATACAATTGGTTTACTTGAAACTGATGAAGCTGGAGCATGTGCTGCCGTGTTTAATATTCCCGGTGATGTGTTTAGAACAGGTGAAAAGTTACTTCGTTTAGTTGACGATGAATTTAATAACCTAGAAAATTCTAGAACAAATGGTGACACAACTTTCTATGCTTCAGGTATTGTTCAAACGAAACAAGAAAGTTCAGTTTCAGTATTTACTCCTACAGTAACTCGTCGTTCTGTAACTGAAAATTTTGCGGCTTCAACAACTTCAATTAGGACGACTACAAGTTCTGAAACAACCACTGTTCGTGCATATGTTGACCCTCTTGCACAAACATTCTTAATTAACATTGCACAATATCCTCAAGGTGTTGTGATTGATTCTATTCGTGTTTGCTTTAGAACTAAAGACTCAACAGCTCCAGTAACTTGTCAGATTCGTCCGGTTGTAAATGGTTATCCGTCATCTTCAACTGTGTATCCTTTTGGTGAGAAAACTTTGACTCCAGATAAAGTTAAAGTTTCAACAATACCAGACATTACAGATCCGAATAAGTATACTGAATTTAAATTTGATGTTCCTCTACTGTTAATTCCTGGTGAACATTCATTTGTACTTCTTTCAAACAGTAATGGGTATGAAGCATTTATTGCTGGTATTAATGATACTGATTTGAAGACTAGTGTAAAAATTTCAGATCAGCCTTACACAGGTTCTTTGTTCTTGTCACAAAACGGTTCAACATGGACTGCTGATCAATATAATGACATCATGTTCACGATTCAAAAGCGTGTGTTTACAAATGGCGTTGGTTACGCTTATTTGGAAACAGATATGTCTCAGTATTCAGCAAACACTGTGTATGATGTTCTACAGTTAATGTCAACTGATGCAGTCATGGCAAATACCACGGTGCAATATGATTTTGTTTCTGAATTGCAATCGGGAGGTACACATCCTTTACTGCCAATTATTCCTAATATTGATTATGAAGTTGATATTGACGGTTATGGAAGAAGAATTTTAAATACTGTAACAGGAAATTCTACTTTCGAGTTGCGTATTTCAATGGCATCACTCAATCAAGATATTTCTCCGATGATTGATATCACTCGTTTGAATCTTCTGACGATTGAAAACAAGATTAATAATCTACCATTGAAGAATACAGGCTTTCAAATTACTAATTCTGGTGTTGGCTATACAGGTAATGCTACTGTGACATTCAGCTATCCTAGTGATGCTGTTGGTAGAGGTGCGGGTGCTGCTGCTGTTGCAGTCGTAGAAAATCCTGGTGCCACTGGAGTTATTTCACGAATTGAAGTAACAAATCCTGGAACTGGTTACATTACCTCACCACTGATTACAATTAATGCTCCCGCAACTGGTGGTGGAACAACCGCAACTGTATTATACAATGGTGAAGATAAGTCGTTGGGTGGTAATGCAGATATTCGTTACCTATCAAAACGAGTTCCTTTGGCTCCCGGATTTGATGCCGGTGATTTGCGTGTTTATATGGATGCGTATCGCCCACCAGGTTCTGGTATTTTGGTGTGGTACAAATTATTGTCTGAAAGTGATGCAAGTAAGTTTGAAGATAACAACTGGAACCTAATGACAGAACTTTCTGACACCGCAAACTTTGTTTCTAGAAATGCTTATGATTATGGCGAATTGACTTTTGCTCCAGGAGTTTATGGTTCCGGACTTGCTGACAATAAAGTATTGTATACTTCAGCACAAGGAACAACACATAAAGATTTTATGTCGTTTCAGATAAAAGTAGTTATGTATGGACAAAGTACGACTGCTGTTCCTAGATTTGGTCAACTTCGTGTTGTCGCATTACCAGCTTCGACTCTACTTGGTGTTGTTGAGGGTAAAGTAACAACCATACCGGTAGATTAATATGAAATTTGTTCAAATAGAATCAAATAAAAATTTGTATCGTGACTTGGAAAGTGGAGCAATATTGAACACCGACCGAGAACAGTTGAAGACTTATTATGCTGAGAGGGATCAGAAAATAAAAGAACTACAAGAAAAGCAAAGTTTGGAAAATAAAGTAAATAAATTAGAAGAAGATATGTCAGAAATTAAAGACCTTCTCCGTCAACTTGTAACGAGAACATAAGATGGCAATAGATCAAATTTCAACAGCCAATACTTTTGAAGAGTGGCTAACCACAACATCTACTCTTGTTGCGGTTGCAAATAATCTGACCAATAATACGGGCGGCGGGTTCGTGATGAACTCTTCGATTTTTATCGAAGGTTCTGCTGCTTCTCTGAATGTTCGTACATTGGCAAACATTAACACTTTAAGAGCAAATACAGCAAATATTGCCAATGTTCTTTTCTTAGACAATGATGTAACAGTACCAAGAGATATAACAATTGGTCGTAATGCTAATGTAATTGCAAATATAACTTCTGTTAATGTTACCAATAGATTGTTTGTTGGTGGTGATACATTCTTACATGGCAATCTGACCATATCAGGCAATACAACTTTAGATGCTATCGGTTTTAATGACTTGACTGTAGCGGGTAATGCGAATATTGCTCAAACTTTAGTTGTTGTTGGTGATACTAGAGGTTCGAATTTAATACTAAGCGGCAACATCGTTACTGCTAATGTAACTTCAACACTAAATGTTGGTAGCAGCATCACTGCGCCAGTTGCTAACATAGCGAACATTACATTATCATCTAGTTCACTTTCTGTTCCAGGAAACTTAACTGTAACCGGCACAACCTCAAACATCACTCGAAACTTAGTTGTTGGTGGTAATATTGCTGTGGCAAATATCACAAGCAACGCATATATTGGTGGTGATGCGTTCATTTATGGTAATCTAACCATATCTGGTAATGTTACTTTAGATACCATAGGATTTGATGACTTAGACGTTCGTGGTTCTGCTAATATCGCTAATACACTGAACGTTGGAATGTCCGGAAGCATAACAACTGATTTAACAGTTGGTCGTAATATTTCTGCTGGTAACATTGCGATGACCGGTGCTTTAACTGGTGTGACTTCAATAACAGGAACAGCAAATAATCAAATTTATAACGCAATTTCAGCGGCGATTGACTCATCGATTGCTTTTTCTATTGC